GAGTTAATCACATAAGCATCTCTAATATTAATGCTGTCGGTTAACATCCTATATTGACTTATGTATGTTTTTAAATTATCTTTTATTGCTCTGTTTGCATTTACTAATAATTTGTTACTATCATAACTCAATACATACATATTCATTGCTAGTGGATTTGTAATTTGTGTACTTGTTTGTGATGTTTCTATGCGATTTTGCTCATCTGGGTTTATGTAAACTTTAGCCACACTTCCTTGTGTTGTTGGCATCGAATAAGCTCGTATAATATAATCCTCTCTAGTTACAGCTCGGTTTTGTGATGATAATTGAGCTATAGCATTTTGTCTTATTTCATCAATTGTTTCACCACTACGACCTCCTACTGCTCCTGTTGGATTATTTACTACAACGGAATTTATTATTGTAGTGTTGAGGGTTGGTGTGTTTGGTGGTAAGTTTGAGTTTGCTGTGTTTATGCTTATTATTTCGTTTATTGTACTGCTTGGTACATTTGATTGTATTCCTCCACCAATAAGATATCTTATTGTGAGTGTTGTATTAGATGGAACAAGGCCATATGTTGACGTATAGACTGGTGATGTTGGGTCAATTGAAAAGTCTATATCTGGTTTACCTGTTGGTAAAGATAGTCCAATATTTTCTGGTGTAGCCAATAATTCTTCATCTGGTGAAGAGCTAATACCAGCGCCAAATTGTATCTCCAAATCTTCACCAACTGCTCTGGATATAAATCTTCTTGGAACACGTTTTAGTTTAAGTAAGTATGGTGTTTCTGCACTATACACTGATGCATCTGGGTCATTAAAGGCTGTGTTTTGTACTTGCTCAAATATAGTATCTTGTGCTAAATATGGTACCTCGTACCACGTATTACCATCAGAGTCTGTTACATCTTGTATGCCTATAATGTTAGCTGCGGTTAATATTGTTTTGTAAAATTTAGTTGGTGCGCCTATTTCAACAGTTGTTTCAACTATTCTTGCAGATATAGCTTTAGCTGTTTTTTTGGCTAAGTAATATGTAGGAGCTCCATATTCATCTAAGCTATATACAGAAATCTCTCTTGATTCATATATATTGTCTAATTTAAAGTCTACAGCGTCTTGTATAATAAACTCTGTGCTTGCTATTGAACTCCTAACCTGCATTCCTGCTTCAATCTTTAATGCATAGTTTAAATCTGCAGATGAGCTGACTCCACTACCTGAAGCTGGTAGTAATTGAAAAATGTCTATGTCAACTACAGATGGTACGCTTATTTTAGGTTTGTACCCCATTGCAGCTGCCATCATCATTACATTGTTTTTTTCAGTTGATTGTAGTATTAATGATTCTTTTAATTGTGAGTCAATATAGTAGTTTAAAACATCACCCACATAAGATGCCATTTCAATAAACATCATTCCTGGTGATGCTTCATTGAAATCATTGTATGTATTTGGATAGTATATTTTAGCAAACTCAATAAGTCCTTGTTTTAAAGAATCAAAGTCTCTATCTAAATACCGTATATCTTTTGATGTTGCCATTTTCTTATGCGTTTATTGTTACGTTTATAGATCTAGTATCTATTTTATTATTTACTAAGCTTATTACCATGTCTATTTGTAATATATGCTCGTTTGGTTTTGTTGTAACGTTTAATCTATTAATGTTGATATATGGTAGCCAAAACTTAAAATTTTCAGTGATATTTGTTTCTGTTAGGGTTTGTGTTTCTGTGGTTAGATTTTCAAATAGCAAACTTCTTAAACTACAACCAAAGTTAGGTTGCATTATTCTCTCGCCTTTTTCGGTTAATAATAGGTTTTTAGCATTTGAATATGCTTGATCTATTGTTAAATAGTTTAAATTAAAAATAGCACCAACTTCTTGCATTAATGGTACAGCTATGCCAATGGCTATATCTGGATTTAAGTCTATTGGATTTATTCGAATGGCCATTAAGATCTATAATTATTATTTGCTATTTGTTCAGCTGTTTTTAAAACCTTAGAGTAATCTTTCATAAATGCTTCTGTTGGATCGTTACTCATTGCTGCTCTCATATTAGTACGTCCCATAGAAGCTGGTACATCCTCTGATGTCATCATTCCCATATTCATTTCTGGCCATTCTTCCTCTTCTTCAGATGGAGCGGATTGCATGCTTCGTGCAGTTTCTTCTAATATGGACTTTAATGGTCCTTCAAATTGTACAAGTGGTTGTGTTCTTTGTGGTCTTGCAATTTGTGTTGTTGGTTTTTTTGTAACTGTTGGTTGTTGCTTTTCCATGAGTAGTGGCTTAATTGCTTTTAGCTCTTCTCTTACGACAGTTCTTACTTCTTCGCGAATAACTTTTCGCATTAGATTTATAAATTCTGATCCTTTCATGTTGTTTATATATAAATAGTTGTATTTTATTATTTATAGCTATTAAATGGTATTGGTGGTATTGAGGTTGGTAGTGGTGGTATTACTAGTCCTGACATTGTTGTTAGTTGCTTTTCAAAACTAGCTGCCATTTCATTTATTATTCCTGATGCTCCATCCTCTATTTTGGCTTTTATTGCTTTGAAAGGTCCTATAGTAAAGGTGACATGATTGCTATTAGTAGGTCCTACCCAAGTAACACCTGTCCAAAACACTTTGGTTGCTAATCCAAAAACAACACTCATAATTTTAGCATCCAAGTTTATAGATTTTTTAGAAGTCTTAACCACTTCCTCCTCAGACTCCTTTTTCTTTTTTTCTGCTTTCTTGGCTAAATAAGCTTTTATTTTTGCTATTATAATTTTTATTTTTTTAATTATAAAATTTTTAAAAACAGTTAGTTCTTTTTTTAAGAGATTAAACACAAGCAGTATAAATGATTGATTTTTTTTAAGTGTTTTATATATTTTTTGCAATACTACTCGTACTTTTACGTTTGTTATTTGCTCTACATCACATAGTGTTTTTACAACTTCTCTACTCTTATTAAGATATTTTCTTTCTAATGTTAATATGTTGTTTACTATCGACATATCTTGCAATACACCACCACTTAACACTTGCATGGCCTCTTCTACTTGTTTTGGTGTTTTTGGTGGATTGTCAATTAAATTTTCTATTGCTTTAAGTGCAGTTGATTCTGGTGTGCTTTTTACCAATTTTTTAAATTCACTAATAAAGTCTGTTTCACGTATGTCTTTTATTGTTTCTATTAGGCCAAAGGTTAGTGCTTCAATAACTTTTAATGATTCAAACCTTTCTTTAAAAGCTATTTTTTCTGTGTTTAGCTCTTGTACTCTTGTTTGCGGTTGTTCATACTTTTGGTACAAATAGTACCCATCCAAAAAACCATTTATAGCTATTTCGTTTTCGCTCAACCTATATTTACTTGCATTAATGTTTTTTACTATGGTAGTTGCGTTTTTCCCCATTTTAAATACATAAGATCCTAATAAGATTTGGCGTTGTATTTGTTTTTTTCTTTCTTCTATTTTTTTCTTTTTAGCCTCCAAAGCTTCTTTTTTCTTTTTTTTATCTTCTATATTGCTGTTGGTTGGTATTGCTTTTGCTGCAGCTTCTGCCTTTTCTTTGGCTGACTTTTCAATTTTGTTTTTAATGGTTACGCCTAATTGTTTAATTTTGTTTGCAATTGTTTTAATTATTTTTTGAATTCTAGGCTTTAGTTTCTTCAATATATCTTGTATTAATACTTTTAAAGACTTTCTATTTTTTGCAATTATTACTAGTTTTGGTGGTGGTAAGCCATTTTTTTCTGCATTTGCTTCTTTGTTCATTTGTTCAATACTCTTTACTGCTTCAACTAGCGTATCTATTTCTTCAACTAGTGAATCATATTCGTTAGCATACGCTGTTATTCTCGAACTGCTTCGTTCAAAAAAAGTTTTAAAGGTTTGTATGTCACATTTGGTCTGTGTTATAATTAAAGCCATTTGATCTGCAAATTGTTTTAATCCTATGCTTGATGCGTAATCTTTTGCTTTTGCTGACTCCTTTTCTGGATTCACTAGGGATGTTGTGTTTGTTATGGCTTGTTGAGCTGCAGCTACTGCGTTTTCTATTTCTTGCTTTATTGCCTTAAACTCATCATCTAAACTAGTTATTAAATTTGTAACCTTTCCAACTATTGCAGCAATCGATTTACCAGCCTTAATGTATAGTTTTACTTTTTTTTGAATTCTTTTTATTTTTGCAACCGTTTCTTTTGCTTTTTTTATTTTAGCTTCAGCTGCTTTTTTATACAATTCAGTTGATTTATTTTTTTTCTTTTTGGCTGCGTGTTCAGCCATTTTTTGTTTAATTTTTTCTTTTATAATTGCTAACTTTTGTTTTAATTTAACTTTAACTTTTTTTACCAATATATCTTTTTTCTTTTCTAGTTTTTTAAGTTGTGGTTTTAGCAGTGTTGCTAATATTGTAAATCTTTTAAGCTTATCAAGAACAACTCTCATTTTAGGCCTTACTGGTGCTAATTTTCTTACATAGTTGATTAGTTGAGCTGGATTTAATATTCCGTTTGCTAATGTTAAAAATTCCTTTGCAATGCCTAACAACTTTCCTATTACATAATCTTTTAATTGTTTGGTTTTAGCATCTCCCATATTTGCTTCTAGTTGCATGCCTTGCTCACCAACAAATAAGGCTATAGCTCTTATACCAGCAATGTTTGTTGGATCAAAATTTTTTATAGTTTCAATTAACTGTAATTCTTTACTAAACACAGTAGCAAATGTTTGTGGATCGAGTTGTAATTTCACACTATCAAATGCCACTTCTAGATTAACAACGTTAAAAGTTTGTTCTTGTATTGTGTCTTTTATTGCATCTATTATTTCTTCTATCAGCTTTGGTAATTGTTTTAATTCCTCTTTTACTATTTTTATTTGATCTATAATAGTCTTAACCTGTCTTTGTGTGTTTTTTATTTTTAGTATTATTTGTTTTGTTGTTGATATTAATGCATCAATAGAGGCTTTGTTTAAGCCAAGTTCTTTTGCAAAATAATAGCTATGTATTATCTTATATACTGCTTTTTCCCTACTTTGAGCTGATGGTTTTGTGATTCCAGATGCTCCTATGGTAAACGGTGGAGGTGCAGTTGGGTTTAATCCTGGAGCTGGTAGCACTGGTGGAACTCCTATAGGAAGTCCAGAGGTTACTGTGTCAATATAGGCTTTAGTAATTGTTTTTGCCCAATCTTCAGCTCCTCCAATAAGTCCATTATCTAGTTTTAGTATTATTGGTTGTGTGAAAGTTAATGCAAAGTTGTATGGCATATTCTGTTTTAATAATGTTACTAAGTAAGGAATGTTGGTACTTTTATGACTGTTATAATACCACCTGGAAATGGTGCATTTAGTTTATGATAAACACCGTTTCCAGCTAAGTTTGGAGTGTTTCCTGAAACTATGCCACTTTTACTCTCATTTCCACCTACAGTCTCGTAGGTACCTGCACTATAATTAACTTTTACAACCATCTGTATGTGCGCAGCATTAGCTACAACTATAGCATCTCCTGGCTCTAACTGTCGGATATCTGGTGCGTCGAATGTTGGAAATCGTGGATCAACATTTTTTTTAGTAGGACCCTTAAAGCCAAGTTTTCCATCCTTGTAATGATAGGCTGCATTTGGTTTGCCATGGTCTAATCTATATTTCATAGCTCCTTCATTCCAAATATTTGTGCTTGCACCAATAGGGGGATAACCTGTTGCTCCCCCTATCCAATTATTGTTTTTAAATATATTAAGAAACTCTGCGTATTTTATGTTTTGATTATTTTTAAAATCCTTGTATCCTTGCAACCACCAAGCACAAATAGAATAAGCACAATAGTGCGTTGGCCCGCTAGCCTTTACTTTTGTTTTGCCAATTTGGTCTATGGGAAAATCTTTAGAGTAAGGACTTTGATCACTTAACTGACTCACATAGCTATCAACTGGTTTTAAAACTCCATTTTTATCCTTGGCTAGTGGAACATCTGCTGCAGTACTTACTGATAGTACGTCAATTAAACCCTTTGTATCTTTTACTGTACCAACATCACTTTTTCCATTAGCTTTTTTGTCAAAAAGGTTTCTGTATTGTATTGGGGCGGCATAGTCATTATTCCAATAAGCTGTGCCTCTTGATGAAAAATATGGTGTTTTATACCAACCAACTGCCTTTAATTGTTTTTCAAAATTAGTAAGGTTTGCATCAGGAACTATTAATGCGTTGCCATATTTATGGTCTATGTCAGTAAAGTGTGTAAAAAATGGAGTTTGATTGCGTACGCCTAACTGTGCAGCTTGCAGTGCATTTTTTACTATAGCGTTACGTAATGCTGATATGTTTGGGTTATTAGTGTAAGCTATTGACGTATTTGTGTAATTGTCTGGTTTTATTATTTTATTAATTTTTGGAGCTGCTGCAACTTTTGGTGCAGATGATGTGTTTCCGGATGTTGGGTTTCCAGTTGGTGTTGCTCCTAATCCACCTGTTCCAGTTCCTCCTGCTCCTGTTCCACTTGTTCCTGTTCCACTTGTTCCTCCAGTTCCAGCTGATCCCGTTGGTGTTGATACAGTTTTGGATGGCACTACCACTAGCTTTGCTGGAATAAAAATTCTTTGTATGCTTTGGTGTAATGGTACATCATTTACAATGCTTTCAAGATAGGCTTTACCAAGGTAATATAATCCATCAATGCCATAAACCACAAAGCCACGCAAACAAGCATTATTAATAAACCAATCAAGATCGTTAGATATTGTTTGTTTTGTAATTTCTACATGTCTTCCGCTTTGCCTTACGTCAGTTCCTATTTTTGATGGTACTGCACGATATAGCTTGTAATCCAGCTTAAGTTCAAACTCACCTATTGTTGTTTGTCCTTGTTTTAATGGTGGGTTAAAACTACTATCATTAATTCCATTTATAGCTGCTTTAACGTCTCTGTAAAGGGTTGTGTCATTTTCGTCATCATCATCTTGTATTTCAAAACCTTTTTTTAATGGCCAATTATATTTACTTCCATTATAAGGTAGATGTTTTACTCTTGGTATTAACTCATCAAATATATCATACTCACTTTTATAACTTGATATTAGTTCAAAAACTTTACCAGTTTTTTCTTTATAATCTTTAGCTAATAATTTAATTGCTTTGTTTACTTCATCAACTATAGGCGTTGTACCTTGTTGTTGTAAATTACTATTTGTTGCTAATGTTTGATTAACTATTTGCAAAAAACCAGAAAAGCTCATATTGATTATTGTTTTGTGTTATATAATGTTAGGATTTATATTTGGATCTATTTCGCTTGAATCTTCATCAAACCAATCTGACTGACTATTATTTGGCTCACTACTGTTAAGCTCATCAGCACTATTATTCAAGGTTGTTGTACCTGTTGGACTAATTGGGTTGATTGGATTGTTTATATTGTTTGGAATAATTGGTATTTCGTTGCTTAGGTTGCTTGGACCACCTGGATCTGCATCTGGACCGCCGTGGCTAATACCATCTATAAATGCATATGTACTAAGCATTTCAGGAATTCTTGCTTTTATCTGGTTAAAGGTTGCTCGTTCAGCTTCTTTAAATGCAGAATCTCCAGTTGGTGATATCATTACTGCATTAGCTATTGTTTCTATTAAGTCCTCGAGCAAGTCTGCTAATTTTTGACCTAATACTAATGGTTCATAATCCTCATCAATAGTAGGTTCAGCTTTGCTATTAGGTGCTTTTGTTATGCCACCACCCTTACTCAAATCTATTCCTCTACCTGGTAATCCTAGATATAAGTTAGAATCACTATATATGTGTATATCGTCTTTTGCATCTATGTTTACACTTCCTGGTGATGATATTGCTACACCTTCTTGTCCAAACAACAACAAGTAATCTTCTCTGCTATTTAATAAAATTCTATCGGAGTTTATTATTATTTGGCTACCAGCTGTGTAGTTGTTTTTATTATCGTCAATGCCTAGTATTGTTTTTTTTACTTGTGCTTTTTTTGTACCTTTTTTTAAACTAGTATCTTCTTGTACTGCTGCTAGTGATGGTTGCATGGCATCCCACAATCCAGGGGTGTGTTCATCATCAATGATCTCTAAATTTGGAAGTACCTTTTCTAGATCCACATTACCATCTTCATTAAATGGCTCGCGATCAAACACCACTTCATTTGCTAATGCAATTGCCGTTCGTTCTTCTGCTGCTGCCTCACTTACCTCATCTGGTTCAGATAATGTATAGCTCCATGTTTTTAATATATCGGCTGTCGTAGCTACGTTTATTGGTACTTTTTGAGAAGTTGCTATGTATATTGAAGAGTCATCATTATTAATATCTTCTTGTGTGTATTTATCTTCATTGCTACCATCATCAGTTATATAATCTCTATCAGCTCGCAATATCATTATTCCATCTCCTGATATTCCTGGTCCTTTAGGGTCTGCCCAAGTAAAGCCATCTGCTTTTTTTGAGTATTGACCAATTATTTTTTGTTGTGTGCAACCAAACCTAATACTAGTACCAAAGCGTCCTTGTAATATAAAATCTCCTTCATATGGTATGAGTTGTTTATACACTTTAATTTTGTTATCAGACTGCAGTACTTTACCAGGATCTGATATGGATGGGCTTGCAGCTTCGCTTGTCTTAGGATTATAGGTTGTATTGCTTGGGTTACCAATAACACGAGTATAGTAAGTTACTTTGTCAAATATCTCTAGTGTAACCATTTCACCTGGTATTGGATATTTTGTTATAGATCTATCCAATGGTGGGCAAGTTGATATTTGTCCAAAGCCCTCAAGTTGGTACTCTATTATACCAAAAGCGTTTACTGATAGTACACGTGCTAAGTAGCTGTCTCTAGTATAGGCACCTGTTGATCCAGCTGTAGATCTTGCACTATTGTTGTAGTTGGTATCAAGAGTAGAACTATTCATTATTTGCTAACGTCTAAGATCTC